ACTTGTGGATTGTTAATACGTTCCAATGTATCACGCATAGCTGCAATTGATTCAGCTACTGTTAATTGTTTCATTTCTGTACCTTCTTTAATGCCAAATTTTGCTTGTGCTGCTTTAGTTTTAGGCCCCATAATTCCGTCAACGCCGTCGTGGTTAGGACCGCTTGTACCTAAGTCAGCACCTTTAGCTTTTAATTGTTGTTGCAATGCCATGATATGATTAGTACCAGCATTACCTGCAGGATGCGGACCTACTGGAGTTTGTTGGGTACCTAAAGTATGTGCATTAGCTGCATCGACTGCTTGTCCTGCAATATATCGTTTACCTACTACACCTGCAGCACCTGCAAGACCTTTAGCTGCACCGCCCGGAGTTACAAAACTTCCAGCTAAGTCACCACCACCGTATAACCATGGACTTCTTTCTTCGGCTGCTTTATTAGCAGCAAGTTCCCCTGCTAGTTCGTCTTTATATTTGGTTCCTTTAACTAAACTTTTAACCCCGGCATTAATATTGCTACCAGTACCCCATGTAACACCGTTCCATACACCGCGTCCAAGGTCTCCTGCGTCGCTTGCAAGATCTTCATTTAACTGTTCATAACCGAAGCTGTCAAGTAATGCATTAGCCATACCGTATGATTCTTTAAGTCCAGCAGGTGCATTTGCTAGTCCAGCACTTGCATCTTTCATACTAGTTTGAATGTTGTTTAGTGTATTAGCAATATTTGGAGGAGTAATAGCATTGGCAGCTGCTGCATTTGCACCAGGTGATCCTAAGCTATTAGCTGCTAAGTTTTTATCAGCGCGTTTTTTACGTAATTCTAAAATTTTATTAAACAAGTCCATCATTTGTTTAATTTTATCATGTAACGCATCTGCATCACCTGAAATTTGAGAACTTTGACTAACTAAGTCCGCGTTTGCTTTTTTAAAGGTGTCTTCGTTGTCAAACCAACCTGCCTGCGGCAATCTAGCGTTTTTAGGCAATAGACCAGCTGCTGATAATTTTTGCGCAATTTCAAATGGTACTTCATCGTCTACTTCGCCTTCGTTTGAAATATAATTTCCATTTACTGGATCAACTAATCCTTCTAAACCGTTTTCTTTAGCTAATTGTGCTAATTTTGGTATTCTTACCTTATCATCTTGTTCATACCCTGATGTTACTGCAATGATTGCAGATAGTGTTAACCCTTCAGCCAACATTCCATTATTAATGTTGTCTAGTTTATTCATTAAATCTCTAAAATTCATTAGTCTTCCTCTGGAGGTCCTATTAGTTGCTGATCGCCAACTATCTGATCATAATTGTCCATTGTTAGCACCTCACCTGTGGCACTTAACTTAATTAACATGTCTGCTACATTATGCAAATCCATATCGGTTTGAGCATCTTCTCTAGAATATTCAAATAATCGAATAAGCAACGGAACATCTAATGTAACTACATCTTGAGGATTGTTAAAAGATTCTTGTGGTTCCGTGCCTGGACCGACACCACCGGTAAATCCGGGCGAATGGCCAGGTATTGTATTTTCCATTACTTTGTTTGCAATGTATTGTGCATACTGATTAATTTCTGCTTTCTTTGCATAACGTGCTTGTTCTTGTTCTTCAGATGCTTCAGCCATGTACTGTTTAAGTAACGAAGGTCTTGCTAATGCTGGTTTAGACAGTTCATCTTTAACAGGCGTGGCATAATGTTGCATTGCCAGTTGTACAGGTAATGCAACTTTATGAGGATTTGATCCTTCTGTAACAATTGACATGAATTTCTTCATGTCGTCTGTATTTTCTATAGGAGCAGATGTCTTAACTGAATCCATTGCCTGTAGAATTGCTTTCATATCCATAATTATAAAATTACTCTTGAAGTAAGTTCTCTTAAACGTTGCAATTCGACGGATTCATTCATGCAATCTTTTTCTTTTTCTTTTTTAATTGCATTGTCAACTGCACCTTTGTGTTCTTCTTCACCGGTTTCAATTTTGCCATCTTTGTCATAATCTTTTTTAGCTTTTTTAGCTTCTGCTATTTTCATAAGTTCTTTAGCAGACTTCCATTCTGATTTTGCACGGTTGATTGCAGATTGTTCGTAGATCGAACCACCATAAAAACTTTCTGTTTTAGACTCTTCTGTTTCAGACTTTGCTTTTTTAGGTTTCTTAGGAGCATCAGATGTAGTATCACTTGATTCTTCTTTAGTAGTTTTAGATTTTTCTTTATCTAATTCTTTTTTAAATGCATCACCGTTGCCTTTCTTTTCGTCTTTTTTAGCAAATGGATTATTACCTTTTTTATCAGCAATTGCACTTGGTTTTTTAACTGGTGTAATTTCTTCTTCAAATTCTTCGTCATCAGGGATGCCGTTGTTATTTTTATCTAGACGTTTTGAAGCAGCATGGAATGCTTTAGCTTGACGATTATATTTTTCAACTTTTTGTTTTGTAGCTTCTGGAAGTGGTTTTTCTACCATACCAGTTCCGCCGCATTCACCGCATGTGTGAGCAACGCCTTCTTTAACTGTAGATTTGTCAAGTTTTTCAGCTTGATCGATTTTAAGGGCGGCAAGAGATTTCTTTGCTTCCATTAACGCATTTTTCATTTGTCTTTTTTGACTTTCTGAGTACATATCACTATTCTCTATCTTATCGCCGTATTCGCTAAATTTCATTTCGTATTCTAAATAATGGTAAACTGAAGAAATATAATCTGCAGCTTTAGTAATTTTAGCTTGAACCCATGATTCAAACTGATCTTGATCTTCAATTTTTTTGAACAATTTAACGCTATATTTTGCTAACTTATATAAGTCAGCTTTCATCATTGCACCTTCATCGTCAGCATCGATGTTATGACCGTCATGCTGTAATTCGTCTGATGAGATGTCTAAGTTTGGTTCTGGTAACTCAATCTTTGGTAACTCTACTTCGAGTCCTGCAAATTCCGAAAGGTTTTTTCTATTTTTCATGGTAAACTCCGTTATAGTATATTTAGCCTCTTTTAATAGTTCCGCCGCCAAATAAACTGACATTTAGATCGGCACCATTTTTAGCAGTGCCGTCTGGATTTTTAGGTTGTACTACTTTAGGTTGCGGAGGTGCTTTAGTTCCGCTACCAGTAGCCATGCTACCTGTATATGATTTTTTGCCTCTAGCTTTTCCTGGGCTAATATGTGGATTGGCAACTGTGCCGATGTTTGCAGAACTAGTTGCACCGGCTGATGCAAATTCTACTATAATTTCTCTAATTCTCATAATTTATTACCCCACAATTCAAACCATGCAGGTGTTCCGGGTTTGATATTGTTTTCGCGTTGATATTTACCGCGTTCGTCACTAAACGCTTTTTGTTCAGCTTGGTTAACACGATATTCATGTAATCTAGCTTCAGCACCTAATCCACCTAAATACTGAGCAATTTTTAATTCATGTATTGGATCATCAGATGCGAGAAAACAGTCATCAGGACTGTCTTGTAGTATATTCTCAGATGTTATTCTATACTGTTTCACATTTTAAATCCCATACCTGTTACGTTTTTTATTAGCAACTGGACTAACTTTGTGAACGTCATCTAATTCAGATGACTTTTTAGAAGAACCTAGAGACGAGCTGCTAACACCGATGCTTTTTGCAGCACCATCTAAAATCTCTTGATCGCCATCAGTATATGCAAGGGTAACAAAGTTACCGCCGATCGGTCCTTCTTTATCCATAGATCGACTAGGCGATCCAGCTAATGCTACACCGAATCTATATGCATGATATGGATTGTTATTGTTATCCAATGCAGGCCATGCAGATAAATTTTTTAATGCTTTTCTTGTACCATGATGCAATTTGCTTTCTTGCATAATCGCTGTCATTTCTTCTACGGCAACCTCGAATTCCCGTATGTCTTCGTTTGTATATCGTTTCATTATTCATTCCGTTGTACATTCATTCCCTCCCGTGTAGCTTCGTATAGTGTTTTACCACATACTGTGATATCTTCACTTACACCAGTTATTAGTTGGAAATTAATTTTGTCACCTAGTTTAGCGTACTCACGCGCTAATGTACCGCTAGCGTTATTAGTGTTATCTTTACGATTTCCACTACTAACAAATTTTAATACTACATGTTCCCTACCATTCGGACCGCGGGCATAATCCGATGTGCGAGATGGGCCGCTATTCCAATTGTTAAGTGCAGATTCTAAACTGAGATTACCTGCACCTAATCTATCACTTCCTGCCACAAATGTCATATGTCTGTAACCTCTATCATATAACCAACATGCAGCTTGCCATGGATCTCTAACATATTCAGTTACCATAAAGTTAGAATAATCAGGATGAATCTTTTTAATAAATTCAGTCTTAACATTATATTCTAATGGGTCACTTTTTGGATCATGCTTATTGCTTGCAAATATGTATGCATGTTCTTTTCCGAGTTCTACAGTTTGTTGTATAACGGTTTTATGTCCGACTGTAGGAGGATTCATTCTACCAAAGCAAAAAGTTGCCATTGGCATTTTACTTTTTATTTCAATTTCTTCAACAGATACTTTATATTTAGAAAAATTAGCACGACTAAATTCTAATCGATTAACAATTTTTATTTTATTAGTACCGGCCCCGCAAACATAACCTTCATGACTTATAATACTATTTATTACAGGTTGTACTGCACTGTATAGTTGTTGCTCGTCAATTTGTTGTTTAATATCTAATTTTAAATTAGAAATTGCACTCCATATCTCCCATAGTCCGATAATACCGTTGTAAACATCTTTACGTATTTTCCCATTTGGTAAAAACAATTTAGAATGAGCAGATTGTGTGAGTCGAGGAGTAGTAAATTCGATAAATCGTTTAGCAATGTTAATAGAGAGATCTTCACTATTAATCATACTAGTGATAAATGGCCCCATTGCAGTAATTACACTTTTACATTTTAACTCAGTTAATTTAGCAATAGTAGCATCTACGTCGCTGGAATGTGTAGCAAGTGCAGTTTGTACAGCTTGCAGTAATACGCTGTTTATAACAACATTTGGCTGTTTCATCTCAGTTGCAATAAATGTAATATCCTTACAATCTGAAAATACATCAAAACCAGTAATCGGTTCATCTTCTGCAGTTAATCCGGAAATAAATGTATGTACTGCAATACCACCAATACTGCTAGCAATCGACTGCCCTAAATCACTAGTATGTTTAACTCTATATTCAACTGTGTTAGGTTTAAAGACGAACGAATCACCGATACTTGCAGGAGTGTTAACCCATAGCAAATCTCCCATGTAATAAGTGTCAGTTATGTTTGGAATTATCTTGTCTAATGCAGGACGGAGAATGTCTTCCTTATCCCATAAATCATTGCGATCTATATTGCGGGTTAAGTCATATTCTCTAATTGAAGTAAATTCGAGGTTGCCTTTAGCAACTTGTTTGAACATGTGCTTATCAACAAGCACTAAAGTTCCATTTTTATCTCTACCAAAAACTATTGCAGGAAAGCCGTCCCACTTAATAGTTAATGTTGAAAGATTAATTAATTCATTAACTGCTCGGTGAGCTCCTGCAGATCCTTCGTTAATAATAAGATCTTCAGGGTGTGCAATTCCTGCCATATTGTTACCTATATAGTAAAAATGTTAGTTGTGATCGTAATGGCCATCTTCCATATCTTTAGAAATGTCGTTGAACAGTTTTTTACAAACTGCTCTCCATGATTTAGAATCAATGGTGTTTGGCAATTCACGGATTGGATATTGTTTAATATACTCTTTATATCCTTTTGCTACTGCAGATTTAAAGATAGTGTACTTAATTTCTTTATCTGCTTTTTGCAAATCGATAAATTTGTGAATAGTAGGAAGTAAATGATGACGATATACATTGTCGTCATTGTTTAGATAAAACACTAAATCGTCAATTAAATCGTAATCAATTTCGTTACCATCGTTAGTTTTTTTAATAAATTCCTCACTTTTAAAGTGAGCGTTTTCAAGTAAGTCTGTAATACGCATGTTATGTTCCAGGTTATTAGTATATTTATACTAATTAAGGATCCGCTCAACAGTTAAATTAACGTTGCCTAGATGCAATCGTACAAACAACAAATTGCGTTCACCAGTAACGTAAAGTTGAGTACCTGAATTATAAATGCCAGGTGATACTAAATTAGATTTAGTACGAGGTTGTAACTTTATATTTTTATTACCTTCTGCCCATTCAACAAATTCTGTATTAATATTAGTAATAGAACCTAATGTAACACGAAATTCATATGGAGTATCAGGCATGTAAACCATACCTTTTTCTAAACCTTCTGCCGGCAAACCGATTGATACGATTATGTTTTCAGGAACGGCGTTCATTAAACCTAAAATATCATCATAGTTATTAGTATAAACATGCAATCTTGGTTGTTCAAACCTAGTTGCAAAATTTTCCATATCCATTATATATTCGTATATTTGAGGTAACAAACTAAATTCATCTTTTATATGCGTCCATCTCGGTTTTATACCTTGATTCATAGTATAGTTAAACTCTTGAGTGTACTTGCGTTTGTCTTTACCTCGAAATATATCCCCGTTCCAAAGACGGAGTACAATGTTGTACTTGTACTCGCCTTTGTACAGTTTCTTAACAGTGTTATACACTGACATGGTCAATCTCTAATTTGTTAAGTGTAATTGCAGGTACTTTAGGGGTTTTCGGTTTAGCAATAAGTGCAATTTTATCATCAGTGACACTAATTGTTAACCAGCCACCATTTTTAAGATCACCGAACAACATCATTTTAGCAAGATCACGTTTGATCTCTTTATCAATTACACGATGTAATGGTCTAGCACCCATCTTAGGATCAAATCCTTTTTCTAACAACCAGTTAGTTGCAGTTTTGTCAATCTTAATACGAATACCTTTATCTTTAACTTGTTCACGTACTTCATCGATAAACTTGTTAATAACTTTAACCATAGAGTCTTTACTTAACTTATTAAACGTAATAACACCGTCTAACCTGTTACGGAACTCAGGCGATAAAAACTTCTTAAGATCTGCATCCGAGTAGTCTTTTTCTTGAGTACCAAAGCCAATCTGATTCTTTTCTGCAGATTGCGCACCTGCATTAGTAGTTAAAATTAACACAATGTGACGACAATCAGCTTGTTTACCATTTGATCCAGTAACAAACCCGTTATCCATCATCTGTAGTAATACAGTAGATACATCGGGATGTGATTTTTCGATCTCATCAAATAATAATACAGCGTTAGGATTCTCTTGAATTTGTGTAATTAACAACCCTGCATTGTCTTCAAAACCTACATAACCTGGAGGACTACCGATCAGTTTACTAATACTGTGTTTCTCTTGATACTCTGACATATCAAAACGCAATAATTTAGTATTCAAATGTTTAGCAAGTGCTTTAGCAGTTTCGGTTTTACCACAACCTGTAGGACCCATAAACACAAAGCTACCGATTGGTTTGTTTTCTGGTTTTAAGCCTGCTTGTGCAACCATAATTTTGTCAACAATTTCGGTTAATGCAGTATCCTGACCATACACTTCAGCTTCAAGTTTTTCTTGTAGAGTAACTAGTGCAGTAGTTTCAGTTTGCATAATTTGCTCAACTGGCATATTAATCATTTTAGCTAATTCAAATTGAATTTCAGCTTCAGTAACTACTCGTTCGTCAGCAAGTTTTAAATTAAAGCGTGAACATGCACAATCGATTAGGTCAATAGCTTTGTCCGGTAGCTTTTTATCAGCTTGATATTTTACTGAAAGTTTAATCGACGCTTGCAATGCATCATCTTTGATTTTAAGTTTATGATGCCCTTCGTAATACTTCTTAATACCTTTAAGAATCTGCAAAGTCATTTCCTGTGTAGGCTCGTCAACTGTAATACGTTGGAATCTACGCATCAATGCACGATCTTTTTCAAAGTGTTTGCGATATTCATCCCATGTAGTAGATGCAATAACTTTAATATTACCTTTACTAAGAGCAGGTTTCATCATGTTAGCTAAATCATTAGAAGAATTACCAGATGCACCTGCACCACTAATCATATGTGCTTCGTCGATAAACAATACACACTTGCCTAACTTTTGTAGAGATTTAATAACTGATTTGAAGCGTTCTTCAAAGTCGCCACGGTATTTAGAACCAGCTAACATAGCAGCAATATCTAAATTATAAACAGTATAATCTGTTAAAAATTCAGGAACTGCGCCTTGTACGATGTTATATGCAAGGCCTTCTGCAATTGCAGTTTTACCTACGCCTGGATCGCCTACTAAAATAACATTATTTTTGTTACGACGACCTAGTGCTAATGAAATATGCTCAAGTTCATCAACACGACCGATAACTGGGTCAATTTTGTTCTGCTTAACTTCTTCGTTTAAGTTAGTAGTGTAAGCTTGAAGTGCTTTATTGTTAACAGGCGACGATTTAACTGATTCGGTAGTAATATCGTCATCGTCGGCTACGTTAACTAAGTATTCGTTAAATTTTTCCTTAGAAATATTTACTTGCGATACGTAATAAAACGCCCATGATCTTTTTTCACCTAACATTGCTAGGAAAAAATCAACAGGCTGAATCTTTTGTCCGCCGTTAAACAACACTTGGGTAAATGCACGATTTAATGATCGTTCAACTGCTTGTGTTTTTTTAGGTTTAACTACTACTTCGGGTGTAGTAATCTCATGACATTTAGTTTGCAGATGATCTAAAACTAAATTTTTAAGATACACAGTGTCTGCGCCATACCCTTGAATAGTATTAGCAAATTGTTCATCTTCCATGAGCATCGAAAACAACACATGCTCAAGAGTAACATATTCGTGATGCATGTTTTTTGCAGCAGTAATAGCTTTGTCAAAAATAGTTTGTAGTTTTTCGCTTGGTTCAACCATATTAGTAGCTCCTTGTAGTATTAAATAAAGTTATATTATACACTATTTTATAATAATGTCAACTTAATTGGCTTTGTATTTGCTGTAACTGTGCTACTAATACAGGATCTGTAACTGATACTGGAGCAATTTTAATAACAGTAACAAATCTTCCAGTTTGTTTACTGTGTAAATTAGTAAACCCTGCGCCTGCCTTTGCAAATTCTGTTCCTGATTCAACACCTGGCCTAATTGGCATTTGAACAGTATCGCCTGTTATTGTTTTAACAGTTTTAGTACATCCAATCATTGCTTCGATTGGGGAAATGTCTAATGTTGTATATAAATCATTTCCTTCTCGTCTAAAATTACGGTCAGGTAGTATATGTACAGTTACATTAAGATTCCCGCGTGGAACATTAGGTATCGAATCGTCACCTAATCCATTATATCTAATAGTATCACCGTGGTCAATACCTGCAGGAACATTAATGTTTACAGTCTGCGGTCGACCACTCGGTAACGTAAACGTAGCATCTACTTGTTTTCCATTAAACGATTCGACTAATGTTACTTGAACTTGTAGATTTAAGTCTCTGTTACGTTGTTGTCTAAATCCATTGCCAAACATATTTGTAAAATGTGCATGTTGACCAAACATATCGTTCATGTCAAAATGGAAATGTTGTCCACCGCCAAAGCCACCAAAGTGATGACCGCTTTGTTGCATATCGTATTCTTGACGTTTTTGTGGATCACTTAGTGTGTCATATGCTACGGAGATATCTTTAAAGGTTTCGGGAGAACCGCCTTTGTCTGGGTGATGTTTGTTTGCTAATGAACGATATGCTTTTTTAATATCGTCCTGTGATGCGTCTTGCGACACACCTAATTTTGAATAAAAGTCTGTCATGATTAATCTCTCATAATAAAAGGTCAGTTAGTATAGTAATTATACTATACTAAGACTGACCTGTCAATATTTTGATTATTTACGTTTTTTAACTACTTTTTTTGGAGCTGGTTTTACAACTGGTTTTTTAGGTGGAACTTTTTTACCTTCAAACTTCTTATGAACTTTGATAGTTTTACATTGTTTCTTACCTTTTACAGTTTTGCAAACTTCTTTAGTAGTTGGACCAACGTGTCCTTCTTCATGATTAGCATAAGCAACTGGAGCTGCTAACATGCTAATAATAATTAATGATAATAGTTTTTTCATATTGTTTCCTTTTATGATTTTGGAATTGGTTTGCCTGCAGGGCGTTTTCTTGCCACTTTAGGAGCTTCTTGTACAACAGGTTCTGGAGCTGTTTCGACTACAGGTTCTGGAATAACAACCGGTGCAGGAGCAGGCGGTGTATAAACCGGTGCAGGTGCAGGCGCATACGCAGGAGCAGGTGCTGCAGGCGGTGGTGTAAAGCTGCTAAAATCAGGTAAACTCGGACCAGCAATTTTTTCTTGTGTACGACCGTGTGCTGAGATACCTAATACAACACCCATTGCAATGTGATAAAGACCACCACCTTGTAATGTTAATGGTTGCCACATGTCTAAGTTTTGTCCAGGGTTATAATATTGCAACATGTTGTATAAAATCGGTCCTACAATAAAGTCAAACAAACATGTTGCCATGTAAGTCATTGCCATCATTGGGCGCCAGTATTTTGTCATAAAATCCTCTTTGTTTTCTTCCATTTACGTTCCTTGTATTTAAATTGCTTTTGCTGCTGTTGATGCAATTGTGATTGCAGTGTTTATAATTTTGTTTAATTCTGTTTGTGCGTTAAGTGCGGCTGCATCTTCTACAATAATCCCTGTCGTAGAAATGTCTGATAACAATTCTTCATATTCTGAAGCACTAATTGTTCCATTTTGGTAATCTTCTGTCAATGATTTAAGTTCTGCTGCTGCATCTGCAAGAGCGTGACTTTTAACAGTATCATATCCACTTAAACTATTTAAAATATCTTGTGTACTACTCATCGTGGTTTACCTCCTATTGTTTGGGCAATTGTAGTTGCCGCTTTTGTTAAAATATCCATTTTTTGTTTACAATAAGCTTCACTTATTTTTTCTGTTTTATGATATCGTACATGTAATGGTTCAGTTAAATCCATTAATGATTCTGATAATTTTATAGTAGCTTTGTTTTCTGGTATAAATTCAGCATAGTTTTTAAATTCAATACTTTTTAAATATATACGATCTACAATAGGAACCATCTGTTGTTGGTTGCTACAAAACTCCGAGCCTATTTGAGAAAGGCTACGAACGTCATTAATCAATTGATATTCGTTTTGATCAAATTTTGCCATAAAATACGCATCCATTGCTGCACAACCAGATAGCATACTAAGTATAATAATTGCTAATACTTTTTTCATTTTACGTCCTCATATATTTTCTTTTGTTGCTTGTACCAATCTTGCCATGCAAGATATCGTTCTCGTAGTTCATAGTAAGAACCGTAATTCTCACTAGCATTTTCTAATATATCGCTTAGTTCTGGTTTAGTTTGAGATAATGTCTTTAACGTTGGCGCCGGCTCCATCAAGGATGGAGGTACCTGCGGGAAGCTCATTGTTAACGGCACTGTTGTAGAGCACCCTTGCAACATCAGGAACAGTACACTCGGCGTTAATAATCTCTTTGTGTTCTTGGATAATCTTTTTAGTCGCATATACTTTTTCCTTGATAACTTTTACTTTTTCTACTACACGAGTTTCTATTTGAACATTAACTTCGTGTGACTGAGCTTCTGCTTCTGCTATTTTTTGTTCAAGTTCTGCTACACGGTTACGCCATTCCATTTCAACACCATATCCGCCTTTAAAATATACACCAGCAACTAACAAAATTGTTGATATTATATTTAACAATAATTTGTAATGATCTAAGAATGGAATAAACTTAATAAAAAATCCTGCTACGGTACCGATAGCACCGAGTAGCAGGATTGTATTAACCGCCCAAAGTAAATATGAATCAGGGAGGAAATGTAAGATAAACATTATGCACTCAATACTTTGATTGCATTAGCATAGTGATGTTTACGGTCTTCAATTCCAATAGTTCCGCCATTAATTCTTTTTGTAAGTGTAATGATGTCACCTTTATCTGCCCATTGGTTTAAGTTATTAGTTTCCCAAAACCAGCAAGCACTTTGTACAGCACCTTCAAATGTTTCTAAGTATTCAATAGCTTCGTCAATTTCCATTTCTAAACTTTCAGCAAAGCGTGTGTAGTTGTCTTTACCTGTTAATTGGATAAGACCACGTCCGCAGAATTTATAACCTTCGCCTGTAGATTCGTCTCCATTGCCCATACGTCCGCCATACACTTTACTTGCAATTTTTTCCGGTTTACCTGCATATGATTCTGCTAATGCTGCAGTTGGAAAGTATTTAGGAAACACTTTTTGCAAAGTAGCTGCTTTGTAGTTTAAGTTTTCTTTCAATGCAGTGTAGTTACCGCTTTCGTGTGCAGTTTGAGCAAGGAATGCTGCAACACGTTCTGGTGTGTTAATATCGTATTCTGGTAAAATAGACGATAGTGCATCATACCATTCTGAAATATATGAGTTACCTGGAATAATTTTTGCTAAGTGTGCTTCTGTAAATGTAAATGCCATTATTTTTTCTCCAATGCTACAGCCCATCCGCTGTTTTCAAATATAAATGTATTACCAACTTTGGTAATATTGTAATTGCCAATGCGTTTTGTAAAGTACATTACTTCTGCAATTGCACTTCCTTCTAACATGATTGGACCTTGTATATAACTATATACCTCTGGCTTAGGTCCGCTAGTGATAATATCAAATTTTAACGAATCACTCCACTGATTTTTAAATGTAATCGATTCATCAAGTACACTAACTTCTGAAAAACTTTCTTTAAAAAAGTTACTGAAATTATCTAGACCTTGTTTTTTAGTTGCTTCCTCATAATCTTCTTGATTGCAAGGAATATGTTTAGTTAAATTTTTTAAATTTGCATCGTAACTTTTAAAATTTTTAAAATAACGGAATTTCATATCAGGAATTCCTGTAAGTTTTTCAATTCCGTTTAGTAATTCTAAAATAGTCTCAGGTGCGTGTCGTGTACGTTCAATTTCGATGAATACTTTGTAATTGCCATCGTCTGTTTCTCCCGGACTAACGTCTGCATCTAGTACAGAGTCATACCCCATTTCAACAAAGTTTTCTAAATCTTTTGCAGGATCTTCGTGATCAACAGTAAATGACAATACGATAACATCTTCGTCATCACCAATTTTACTTTTATATGCATCGATTTCAAATATACGATTCACTAAATGTTTAAGATCGGTTGCGTGTAAACTTTCGTTAATCATATTCATCCTTACATTGGTGCTGCAGCAGGTGCACCTGCTGGCATTCCGCCGCCCATCGGTGGAGCCATTCCGCCTGCCGGAGCAGGAGCTGCTGGAGCCATTCCAGGTGATGCGCCAGGTGCTGCCGGAGTTGGAGTTCCTTGTTGTGGAGCTTTATCCGGTGTAATGTTTTCATTTTTTAATTTATCCATATAACCTTTATACATATCAAAGGCTGTCTTTTTTGGCATTTGGATTTCTACAATCCAAATAGGATGGCGATCTAGTTTACCTTTCTTAGTACCTGGACGGATGTCTTCTGGTGTTTTAATTTGACGCGGCTCAACAAGATGAGATTTTTGATATTTAACTTTGCATCCTAAATCAATTAATCGTTTACCGCCGTTCGGATCTGGCATTTTATCTTGAGGCCACATAAACCCAACAGTGATCCAATGACGATCAACTTTTGGTCCATAGGCTAATTCGCCATCTTCCCAATTTTTATAAACATACAAATCTAATTCATCAAGAACTCTTTCAAAATCTTTTAGTACTGCTAGACTTGAATTGTTTTCGTATAAAGTTTGTATGTTTTTAATAATATCTAATACATCTGTAGCCATAATAATATCCTAAAACTTTTACACTTATTTATCCTGGTTTAAAATCAACCTGTATTTCTTTGTATTTGATTATCTTTCGTTAAATAAATGTGTAGTATCCATGTCGCTGTGGTTACTACCATTCTAACAAAAACTAGGAGTTACCTATATGGGCCACAAACGAGTACAAAAACGTTTTACATCACATGTTAATATAGTAGAATTTCAACAACTAAAACTTATTAAACCTAAACGCTACAGTGTATCATTAAATCCACGTAATCAAAGTCAAAAAGAATACGTTGCAATGTTGCAAGACGAGACTAATAGTATTGTATTTGCAATAGGACCAGCAGGTACTGGTAAAACAATGTTAGCTGTACAACAAGGTATTAAGTTGTTTCAAGAGGGAGTTATAGATAAAATTATAGTAACTAGACCGGCAGTATCGGTAGATGAGGAATTAGGCTTCTTACCAGGCACATTAAATGAAAAAATGGCGCCATGGACAAGACCTATTTTTGACGTATTCGGAGAGTATTACCATCAGACAGACATTGCAAAATTTTTGGCTGAAGGTGAGATTGAAATTAGTCCACTAAGCTATATGAGAGGTAGGACATTTAAGAATGCTTATATCATTTTTGACGAAGCGCAGAATACTACGCCAAATCAAATGAAAATGGCTCTTACCCGCTTAGGAGAAAATTCACGTATGATTGTAACAGGAGATTTAGCGCAAGCTGATCGCTTGCATGACAATGGATTATTGGAATTTATTGATAGATTAGATAAAAATAAGACAGCGTTAAGCCATATTGATGTTGCGTATTTTACGCATAAAGATATTGAAAGACATAGTGCAGTGAAGGAGGTTTTAGCACTCTACGGGGAAAGTTAGAAGTTTTAAAATAGAACTAGCAGCTGACTAGTCAGCTGCTATTTTTATAGTTTTTCAACAGTTATACCACATTTTTCTAAAAATTCAAGTCCGGCAGTACTACGATAAGTTTCTTTGTAGAACACTTTAGTAATTCCGGTCTGATATATTCCTTTAGCGCACTCTATACATGGAGCATGCGTAATAAACATAAAAGCACCTTTACCAGATTCAGATGAACTTGCTAATTTCATTAGCGCATTCATTTCTGCGTGTATCACTTCTGATTTTGTTTTTAGTGCATATCGCTGGTTATCATCTCTAACATACGGAAAATTTATTGCGAACTCTTCTGGGTCACAATCATAATCGCCATGATTTTCATCCGGGTAAATGACACGCTCACAACAGTTGTCCCATCCGGTGGGAGTACCGTTGTAGCCAAGACTAATAATACGATCATCTTTAACTACAACCGCGCCAACTTTAAGCTTAATTGCGGAACTAAGTTCCGCAAATGTATAAGCTGTTTTCATAAAAGCATTTTTAAACTTTTGTTTCATGATCATCAACAGATTGCTTTTCTGTTAGTTCTTTAGGTGCTGGCGAATTCATAAATGGACATTTTGAAATGTCTCCTGTATGATAATTGTCATCACTTTTAAAAATTTTAGTAATAGTTGTCCAAACATAATTAAACATAGTAATTCTCCTCGTTAAATATTTTCATTACTTAATCCCAATCATCGGCACTGAACTATTTGGTAACATAGTAACAGGTAATACTCCATTCCATTTTTCAATAGCATTTAGTTCTGCTACACCTGGATTGTTACGAACAGCTTCGCCTTTTAACCGAATTGCTTTAGCTTCGGCTTCTGCTACTAACAATCTTGCATTAGCTTCGCCTTCTGCAACTGCAATAGCTTTCTGTGCTTCAGCTTTAGCAGTTTCAATTTCATTTTGACGTGTGATTGCAATTTGTGATGCAGAAATCTTAGCATCGATTGCGTTAGTTACAGTTTCTGGCAATCTAATATTGCCAACCCATGACAAGTGATCTAAATGAATGCCGTATGGTTCAATTTCAGCACGCACTCTAACTTCGGCAGCTTTAATTAACTCTGCTTTACCTTCGCCGTATACTGATTCGATTGGTTTAGTAGACGATTCTGTATTAATCGCATCTCGCACTAAGTTACGCAAGTACACATCGGTAATTTCGGTGATACCTTTACGATACTTTTGGAACAATACTGGAATCTTATCTGGTTGTAACGTATAGGTAATACCAATGTCAGCGTTTACAGATAAACCTTCTTTAGTTTGGAACGTAATAGACTCATCTTCAGCATTACCTTCAGTGTGGGATTTAGACCATGTGTAGTTTTGCATAAAAGTCGGAAACGTGTATAATCGTTCATTAACACCGATCCAGTAACGTCCTGGTGATAAAATTTCTGAATCAACCCCTTTGTCACCACCGAGTAAGTGTACCTTAATACCAACTTCACCTACGTTAACATTTGAGCAGCCAGAAAGCACAGTAGCCATTGCAGCAACTAATAGTAATTTATTCATTATTTTACATCCTTAAAAAGTTCGTCAACGGGTTTAACTGCATCTTTCCATAATTTGTAAATTACAACTGGATCGATGATTAGTAAAATAAACCAACCTAAACTAAATTCCCACCATTGGTTTGATGACATATAGTATGGTAGTACAAAAATAAACTGTAGTAGAAAAAATAATAATACAGCTAACACCTTAAAATAAATTAACAACATAGTTGCTCCTTAGTAATTAAATAAAGTTATATTATACACTATTATATAATAAGTGCAAGTTCTAATTTAATCAAAGGTAAACAGTGTATCTGCTATTATAGTAGCAGTATATCGATCTTCAATTACTGAATCAATTACAGTGCTATCCCAATAAATTAAAAATAAGTTTGCATCGTTTATACTGTGATAAAATTCTACAGTGGTGTCATCGATCTGATCCCATCGATCGTAATCCGAACCGAATTCATCTATACACCACTCTATCACATCCGACATATTGTGTTGTGCATTTACCTTAATTGCACATTTCACAAGAAACTTCATTACAAGTTACCTAATCGTATTAACGTAGCTGATAAGTTGATCTCTGCATCGCAAATCAATGCGTGATCAACTAAACCTTGTTTAATAATAAGAATAGCTTTTCTTTGTGTATCATCATCTCCAAACAGTTCGATATTATCATACAACCATCTGTAAATTTCTTCCATCTCTTCCGGACGTGCTTGCGAGCATAGTAATTTACGAGCAGCTTCAATTTTACCTGCTTTAAACAATTCAACCATTTCAATTTTATAATCGGCTAAACCTGAATCACTTGCATTCGCTGATTTTAAAACACCTGAAATACTATTCATTTGTACAGTATTAATACATTTTCTTAAGTCTGGATATGTTGCTTTAACGTAAGTGTCAAGTGTATCTAAATCAAATTCAATATTTTCATCCATTAAAATTGTAGCAACTCTTGCTGTAAACTCGACCATATCAACTTTTTCAATATGGAATCCTTGACATCTTGAATGGATAGCAGGGATAATTTTGTTTGGGTAGTTACACGTTAGTACAAATCTTGAAGTATCGGAATATTCTTCCATAATACCACGTAAGCTAGCTTGTGCAGGAGGTGTTAAGAAATCAGCTTCATCAAGCAACACTACCTTAAATTCACCAAATGGAATCATTTGAATAAAATTAGTAATACGATCTCGCATTGCGTCAATACCACGTTCTCTCGATGCGTTTATTTCTAAAATGTCTAAGTCGTCAATTTCTAACTCATTAAATAATATTTTTGCAAGTGTTGTTTTACCTACACCTGCGCCGCCACTGAATAATAAATGAGGAATGCTTTTTTGTTCAAGCCAACTGCGTATTTGTTGTTGTTGTTTTTCATCTTTAAAAACATACCCGTCAATAGTTGACGGACGATAAGATTCGACCCATAATGATTTTGTTGCCATATTAATGCCTTTTGTTTAAGTTAAAAGTGTATTATAGAGTAAAAGACACAACATGTCAAATGCTGTGTCTTCAAATGATTAGTACATCGGTTGACTAAAGTCAAACTCTTGTACAGTTGATGCGTTTGATGCGCCTAAATTAATGTCTGTAGGTCGATGATCTGATACTGCTAAAATTGACTTAGTTTCAACTCGTCTAACGGTGAATACAGTATTATTATCTTCTACTTGAACACCACGTGTCCACCGTCCGTGTTCAACTAAGATCCAATCACCAATTTTTACATCGTGTTGATCAGGACCGATTTTATAAACTTTACCCCAACGAGGTTTAATTCCTTCAGTTTTTCCATTATCGCTACTAACAATAATACCGCTAGCGGTTACTTGTTCTTCAAAATTCATATCCGAAACAAGTACATTATCATGAATAGTTTCTAATTGTTCTGTTATAATCATTGTTTACCTTTATAGTTGCTAGGCTTTTCTGATTCTTTTACAATCGGGTCGATTAGTGTATCGACTATCGGTGCTGGCTTTATTAATGCCGGTTGCACTCTTTGTTCAACAACTGGTTCAGTTACTATATGACGTTCAACTGGAATTCCAGTTGATGGAACATGTGGAATGTCTGATTGTTTACGAATAATCTGTCCACCTGGACCTAATATATCGCCCCGTGCATTAATTTGCACATTACTAACTGCGACTGCAAGTTCATTTTGACTTACTAGTCTGCCCATATCAATTGTTTTACCTTTAGCTGATTTATATATTGCCATGTTGTTCTCCTTTATTCTACTTATCTTAAAAAGTCACGCCAATCTAAATTATATTTAATACTGTTAATCTTATGAACGTCTAACAAATATAAAACAAAACTAGAAACACTGGATCCTCGACCTACACCCCATATTATATTTTCTTGTAAACACGTATCTACAAAAAATTTAAGCCATTGTAGCACTCGAATCATTTTTCTTTTTTCAAATTCTAACAATTCGTCTTTTACTCTAGATTCTTCAAAAGGTGAATTACATTTTGAAATACAATAAGCGTATACATCAAAGGAATAGTATTCCGTTGGCATAAACCATAAATCTTGTGCGTTGCTATCAAACTCGTCAATTGATAAATCATATAAAGATGGATCAATTTTAGCAAAATTTAATTCTGCAATGTTAGCAAGCTGTGAAAGTTCGTAGGTATCTTCAACTACGATATCTGATAAAGCTGTTTGATGTCCTGAGTACAAGACATCAAATATGTCAGCTTCGTTAAAAATTGGGTTTGCAAATTTATCTAATTTCATGCATGTATTTTAACTTACATTTATTAGTTTGTCAAGTCCTTTATTCCTCGATTCCATAACTTTATTCCATTCTTCACGTTGTCTGTTACTTAATTCTTCTTTGTAAGCATCTAACATGTTAGTAATTTGAGATTGCACTTCAAAATTTGAAGTCATAAAGTATTTTTTAGTTAAATCGTTTATTTTTGCTTCAATTTCAGCAGTTTTTAACTCTGATAAATTATATATTAGTGGATGCATAAATTACGGAATAGCATAACGACCTAAATACTTCACAAATACAGTAGCACCACCGTCATAAGTATAAGCTTCAATAGCATGATATGCTGAATTGTCAATTTCAATTGCCGGAAATGACGCTTCACGGATAACAACACCAGCATTAGCTGACGATATTGCAGTTAATTCATGTGAAGACACACCTAAACCAATTAAATGAACTCTTATAGAAGCGTAAACTCCTCTTGCGTTAACTGGCCAGTTACTAAAACGAAGAGTCGAAGCACGAGCAACTGAAAATAATTGAAAAACGCCGTTATATAATGATGCTTCGAGTATATTATCTCCAGTATCAGTTAAACTTTGTGAATAAGTAGAACGCACACCGTAAAACTTATTATATCCGCCATTTAAAATTACTCCTTCGCCTAAATCACTTGTAACTGCAGTAGCAGTGTCACCAATTGACGATTTTAATACTGCTTTATTTTGCAATTCTTCAATTTCAACCTTAGCTACTTGTAATGCAGTTTTGATTGCACCGAAGTTATTTCGAAAACCGGCACTATCATTGTCTTGCCCTGCAACCGGATAAAGGGCGTTGATTGTTGTTGTTGTTATATCACTACTCATTGGAGGTTCCTATTATTAAATACAATATATTTATCGGAATCTTCACCGATAATTTTGTTTATTATAAATCTGTCAACTGTATAATCTACCAGTTTAAAATCAAAATTGCTATTTTTAATGTTTAGCATAACAGTATCTGCACTTCCTACTTTACAAAAACATAAAGGAACTGCTAATATAAATCCTAGTTCCATTCTAGAATCAGATTGGACAGATCTCATCCATAATGGAAGATAATCCCATTTTATTTCTCCTAGATTTGAAATTTGAGATCGCCACGAGTTAACGTTATTTTTATTAGATGATGTTTGATACATTAACGGGTCAATCATTTTAATGTATATTACTTCGTACACTGGAGTTTTAGTTCCTGGAAGATATGCGGTTGCTTTGTATACATCTTCAAATTGAAACCGTTTAATAGAATTATTAGTTAATGAACTATAATCTGATAATAATTTTGTTTCAATACCGGCATAAATTAACATTGATAACGAATCCTGAACTCCAAATGAAGTATCGTATGGTCGATATATCGATGATGATGTAAAAATATCCAAGTTGTTAATAAATTTAGACCAGATATCTCTATGAGTTAGTGTCATAAAAGGTTTAACGTATATATTACTGTAATTAAGCTTATTTGGAGTATCAACTGTTATTAAAAACTCACGATTTGAAATTCCTAGTTGATATTGATCAGATGCGGCAACTGTAAATTTATACACTCGGTCGATTGTAGTAGTGTTGTTATCAAATGTAGTATATTGAGGTAACCGTAAGTCAAATGTTAACAGTCCGACTTTTTTAATTGTATCATTAAATGTTGTAAAATATGCCGGTGTAAATGTTGTTAGATTATTATCAAAAATTCGTAACTCTGTTACATTGATTTCAGTTGTATCGTAAAATCTAGTTAGTAACGTATCTGCTTTTAAAATAGATGTTCCGAATGTTGTAAGGCTTGAATCAAATACGCAGTTATTATTATCAAATGACACATAGTGTATTAATGGATTAGAGTCAAATACTGTAGTGTAATTATCAAAGCTAAGATGATTAGAATATTGAGATATCGTTCCGGTAATTTCACCGTCGTATTCTAATTTTAATCCAGGTGGTAATTTCCCATCAACTATCGTATAAACAACAATTGCATTAGAAAGAGTGGTAGTTGCGTTAATACTTAACACCGAGCTGTATCCTGCATTAATACGTCCTAAGTCAGTTGCGGTGCTCCATTGGATGACACTGTCGATTTCACCAATTATATCAACAGTAAACACACGAGAAACACTATTAGTTTCGTCTGTATCGTTATCTCCAATTCGAATTGCTGTTACTGTAAAGTTGTAAGTATTTGTAATAGCTGATTGTGCAGGAACTCTTCCAAATACATCACCGGTGATACTATCAAAACTCATCCCTAACGGAAGTTCGCTTTTTGTTCCAATAAAGAATCTAGTACCATTAGCAATATTAACATCTAATGGAGACGACATGGTCAATGTGTATTCAGTTGAATTGCTTATTGATACTTGAGTGACCTGATTGTATATATTAGACCCGTTAAATTTTATATAATGGCCGACTTGTGGCGCCTTAGTAGTCGATGTAGTTGATACTGTGTAACTACCAATTCGATTGTCTTGTAACGTTTTTCGATTAGCAATTGCAATTGAATTTGCGTTGACTAATTCTAATTTGTAATATATTAGCTTAGTATCAAATACATCTAATACAAATGTAAGGTAATTGTTAGCGCGATGTGTTCCTAGATTAGACGGAGTAATCCAAACTGGCTGTTGATTATAGGTTACGTCTGCTGTAAAGATATTCGAGTTTGAAATTAACGATTCTGAATCAGCTCTAAAATACATTGGATTAATAACATATAATTGAAACTTGCGGTAAGGCGGAGATAATGTATCACCGTCTGTAACTGCAACTACAAAATCGTAAATTCTATTAAGAGCTCTAGGCTGAGATATAGTAAAATAATCATATCCAAGACCTGCATAATCATACTTTAAAACATCGTACCCATTTTGTGCTTGTGGGCTTGCAAAATCGTATGGTCCGACACCATAAAAACCGTGATCATATGATCCGTTTCCTTCTTCAAGCCGTAATGTTGTTACTGAATTAACTTCACCATAAATCACTCCGTCAGGTGTAAGCGATAACCCAGGCGGCAATACTCCTTCTGTTATAAAATAAGTTAATGATTGTCCAGCAAGCGTATCAGTATCTATTGCGGTTAGTTGATAGTTAACAACTGAGTTATCAACTACAAATAATTGTTGGTAAGGTCCAACGTCTAATAACCCTGTAGGTGTTAAAATTACTGGCGCGTCTGCACCGCTAACAGTAATAGTAAATGTTCTGTCAGCAATTTGATTATTCTTAGTTGCTCTGATACAGAAAGAAAAATCAGTATCTCGAGCAACTTCAAATGGCGACCCGAGTATATAATCGTTATATAACCATAATCCGCCAGGGAGCTTTCCAGAAATAACTGAATATTTGACCTCGTTATCGGGATTAACAGGTAGTTGTAAATTAAAATTAGAGCCTTCTTGGAATATACCAAGAGACCCGGATGGTTGTGTCCAAACAGTTAGTGCCATATTTGTTCTCGTTTGCAGTATTTATAAGATTTCTGTGTGTCTGCTACTCGCCGTAATTATGATAAATATTAAAAAGAGACTTAATTATGACACATTTATTTACTATTCAAGACAATACCGTTGTTATTGACAATTTAGTTGTTTCGCAGATTAATAGCGATATTACTATTAATGGAACTACCATAGCAAACGGTTCGGTTAAGATTACCGGTGATTTACAAACTGCTAATATTACAGCAGGAACTTTAAGAGTTAAGGAGTTAATTTCCGAAACTACTGAGTTTGGAAATTGGTCAGCAGCAACATTTAATGAACTTAATGGTAAAGGTATTACATGGACTTGCGACGAAGGCAACACTCAATTAATATATCGAACAGGTAATCGTATTTGGACTTCAAGTAATGTTGATATTGCAGCCGAATCAACTTACATGATCGATAGCATTCCGGTGTTAAGTTCGACCACATTAGGACAAAGTATTACTAGAAGTAATCTTAGACAAGTCGGTGCGTTAACTGCATTATCAGTTATTGGCGCAGCATCGATAGGCGGATTTGCATACTTTGATAATAATACAAACCGATTTGGATTAGGTACATCAGAGCCAAACGCGTCAATTAGCATTGTTGATAACAATGTTGAAATTTCATTAGGAAGTCCTGCATATAATTTAGCAACTGTTGGAACATATTCAAATCATGATTTTGCTATTATTACTGATAATACCGCTCGCATAACTGTAAAACAATCAGGTGAGGTTCATATTAGTGATGCAATTAGTAAGTCTGGAATTTTGCGAGTATATGGTTCAATATATGCAGATGAAATTGTTACAGATACAAGAGTTGCACGTACTTCGTCGTTAGAATTTAACGAAACTAGAGCAGATAGTATATACAATAAAGGTCTAGTATGGAAAACTGAAACTAGTACAAGACAACTATTGTTAATCAACAACCCGTCTAGAATATGGTCAAGTGAATCATTTGATTTAGCTGCAGACAAATCATATTATATTAATGGTAGAGAAGTTATTACACAAACGGCATTAGGCGATACTATATTAAATTCTAGTTTAGAAACTGTTGGTATTTTAAAAGATTTAACAGTCGATGGCAATATAACAGTAAATGGTAACTTAAATTTAAATAATCCATTAGTTGTTAACTCTTTAGATTTAAATGAATTAACATCAGCTAGCTCTATATCAATTAAAGCTGCAGAAACTGATGTATTTTATGCAAACGAATCTGAAATAATTGTTGGTTCAAAACAACAAAGTCGTCGTCCATTTAAAGTATTTGGGTCAGTATCTATCGGAATTACTAATCCGGATCCGTCAGTTAGTTTAGCTGTAAATGGAGATGTTAGTTTTAATAATAAAAGATTTATGAATGGTGTGGGAATACCGGTTACTGGTTCGTATGTAAAAGGAGATATCATATGGAGTGAAAATCCAGTAGAAGATGGTTATGTAGGTTGGGTTTGTATCCGCAGTGGCGCCCCAGGTGAATGGAGACCGTTTGGTGCTTTAGGAGCATGATAGAATATGATAACAGAATTAAAATAAAAGATCACACCAACAAGTTAGAGACGATTTATAAACAACGCAGGATGTGGTTATATTCTAGTTCACTAGTGTATACCGCTGTTATATTTTTAATTTTTGGGTGGAATTATTTAGATGCTATGCATGATAGTAAAATTTGGTGGGTTGTTATTTCATTAAGTTTACTAATTAGTGTAAATTGGTGGTATTGGACAATGAAGTCATTATCAGAGTTAGCGAGTAGCATTGATAGTGAATACAAAATATTGTCTGATATAACAGATAGCATAGAACAGGTAAAGATAATATTAAAATGTAGAGAAGATAACAACACAATTTGTAACAAATGTCCTGTTGTCGGTGGTTGTTCTAATAACAAGAAGTAGTTGACTTCTTGAAGCAATGATTATATAATATAGCTTTTTAATAGACAGGCAATTATATGAAATGGGAAATAGATAAAGAGTTTCATTTTGAAATGGGACACAGAGTATGGGCACAAAAATTAAATCATGTTGAGTTAAGTATTTCAACTGACTGTGCCTGCAAGCATTTACACGGACACAGCTATTCAATTAAAGTATTTTTAGGTTCTGATACGTTAGATCATTCAGAAATGGTTACAGACTTTAAGAATTTAAACTTTATGAAACAATTTGTAGATGATGTGTTAGATCATAAGTTTATGATTGATATCAATGATCCAAACTTTAAGTTAATTACAGGTAACGAATGGAGCAAAGCCAAACACCCATTTGCAAACTTTACTAACTTAGGAAGTTACAACTGGGTTGGATTAACTGAAGGTGAACAATTACATTATAACAGTTTTGTACTAGTAGATTTTGTACCAACTAGTGAAAACATTTGTAAGTATTTGTTTGAATATGCTCAATCACGTATAGGTGATGTAGCAAAGGTTACTGCAGTTGAGCTGTGGGAAACTCGCAAAAGCCATTGTAGATATACAGGATAAGAAAAAAGGCAGCGTAAGCTGCCTTTTTTATTGATTACATAAATTCTTCTTTAAACTGGTCAAACAGTTCAAATGATGCTAGGTTCTTAGCTTTAGATTCCGCCATCATGTTACCCCATTCAAGATGTGTTAGTGCCCATCTGTTAATATCTTTATTTGTATAAAAATCACTATGAGCTCGTAATTTACTTTTAGAAGTAGATTCAAGTAATGTTTCCATAGTTGTCATACCAGTACGAGGTATTAATTCTGATTTTGATTGACTGTAATGGAATGTTGGTCTAACACCTTGCCAACTTTCAAGTACACCTTGTATTCTAGGATCAGATGCTTTTATATATTCGCCTGTTTTAATAAAATGATGATGTATATCAAGCACGATACCAACCTTGTCTTTCAAAGCTAACAACTCATCTAACCCTTGTTGGTACTCGTCGTTCTCTAATGTTAAGCAGTTACGCAGTTCTGGACTCATTCGTTGCCATGCAGCATCAAAACCTGCTATACCACGTCTACCACTAACATGTACATTAATCTTAAAATCTAATTTAGACTGACCGAATCCCATAAATCTTGCCATGTCAGCGTGATATTCAAGTTCTTCCAAAGATCTAGTAATGACATCATCTCTGTCGCTAGCAATGCACACAAACTGACCAGGATGAAAACTGAGACGAATATTAGAATCTTTAGCATATTGTCCAATCTTAGATAAGTTTTGTTCGATAATTTTGATTCTTGATGGTTCTTGCCAAAAGCTGCGATATAAATCATGAGTATACATTGGAATAACATCAGACCCGATACGAACCATACGTAAATGTTCATCTAAAGTACCTACCTTTCTAATAAGATTAGAAGTTGCTGTGAGATTTTGCATAGCAATTTCCCACAGCTTTTTTTCTGCTACTTGTTTAGATTGACGACCTAGCCATGCAACTGTAGTTGCTCCCATGTTTAATTCTTTAACATTTTCAAACCCGGTTTTAGTGCTGTCAACATACTTGCAAGCAAAGCCGATTTTTTTCACAGTAGCACCTCGTAGTTATTATAAAGTAGTATAATAACATAATTGTGCAAATATTACAATATTATACTTTGTCTTTCTTAGGACGACCTTTTTTCTTAACCGGTAACGGTTGAACAAGTTGAACAATCTTTGCAGGTTCGGCTTTTTCTGTAGGTTTTTTAGCAGCGGGTTTTTTAGTAGCAGGTTTAACACCTTTAGCTACAACTGGAGCTTCTACTGGTTTAACTTCTGTTAATTTAGTCACTTTTGGTTTAGCTTTTTTTGGTTTTACCTCTGCTAAAGCAACTTCTTTAATAACAATACTTTCATTGATGTCGGTATGCACTAGTACTGGAGTAGATTGGTCTTCAGTAGTCTTTCTTTTAAATAACGATTTGATAAATTCAAACATAAAATCTCCTTTCCCATATTTATAATTGGTCTAATGTCTTTAAACTACTAACTGGCATTTCCCATATTTTTCTACGTTCAACACCTTTGGATTGTGCAAATTGTTTAGCATTACATTTACTACAAACATGATAAAATTGATTAGTTAATCTTGCTGGATCCATTGATCCTTTATCACGATTAAATATCCGATTACAATTGTCGCACCTTAATACGATTACAGTTTTTTTTCGAAAGTAAGTGTGAGATTTTCCATATTTACTAATCCTTGTATACTCAGTAGTAACATATTCTGTAGAAATAATCATACAGTATTTACGTTAAGATTATAAAATTTATTTGATAAATACCGTATCAAACAACATTCTCACAAAAGGGGTGACACGTAATATGAAACAAGAAATTAAAATCGGTGTACAGGGTAACGACGGCACCGGTGATAGTATACGCGATGCATTTCGTAAAGTTAACGAAAATTTTAATGAAGTTTATAGTATATTTGGAGAAGGCCGTATAACATTTTCCGAATTAGCTGATGGTTCTGATTATACAGGAAATCAGCTTATTATGGGCAATGCAGTCGGTGATAGCTTAACCGCAAGAACATTAACAGCAGGTGAAAATATTGCTATCGTAGTTAGCAGTTCTGCAGTAACTATTGCTTCTAAAGCATCGCAACTTTCAGAAGATACAACACCTCAGATTAAATATCCGTTTAACGTAAATTTAAAAGCAATTGGTCGTGTGCCGGAACCAAGCGAAGCATTAGTAGATGCGTTTAATGCGGCATGGATCGAACAAACTACACTTGATCAGTTACCAGTTAACGTTGGTTATGCAAATAAGACTTATCTAGCTGTATATAACGGTGTAATTGGGTATAAAGATAGTACCGGTAATGTAATTCAACCATCATTAACTACAGTTGAAGGACATCTTGATACTACTAGTGAATTTTACGATCCAGCATTAACTGGTAATTATTTGTCAACATCAATAGTACCTCGTAAAGATTTAGTTTATCGAGGCGGTGATACGATGTCAGGGCCGCTTTATTTGAATGATCATCCAAATGAGTTAGCTGGTATTGTTGGAACCGCAGATAGATCTGAATATCAAGCTGCTACTTCGTTTTATGTTGATAACAAAACATTTTCTAGTAACGTAAACCTATATGTTACTACAAGTGGTGATGATTTACAATTAACATCACCGCCAGGTAAAGAAGGAAGATTCTGGAATTATTCATTTAATACTATCAGTGCAGCATTATTACATGCTGAATCGTTGATTAATGTAGCAAGTCAAGAACCCGGACCGTACACACAACGGGTTTCATATTCACTTGGTCCTAATCGTTATTTTTCAAAAATACAAAAAGTTACATTAACTGGGGGCAACGCTGCTAATCCGGGATATGTTGCTGCATTTAACTTACTACAAGCAAATAAAGAGTTTATTCAATCAGAAACAATTGCATATATTAATAAAAAATATGTTAATTCATTTTCATATGATCATGAAACATTAACTATTAAAATTAACTCGTTATTATCTAATATCGGTGAAGATTTAGTATTAGGTGCAACTAGCCCAGATTCAGATACATCGAGTACTAACTATAATTCATATTGGGAAGGTGTAAGTTATATTCATGATAATCTTACTAGTGAAGGGTTAATTCAGTGGGTTGAAACTGTTAATTTTGTAAGAGATCAGATCATCGACTTTTCGTATAATACAACAGCATTACAAACATATACTGAGCAGATTATTAATGCACTACTATATGATATGTTGTTTAAAACAAATTACCTAAGTATCCAAACAGGTATAGCATTTAAAGATGCAAAT